GACGAAGATACTAAAGATCTACCTGAACCCCGCCAGAACTTCGTCAAATACACCTTCGTACCGGGGATGGGCTTTTATGATCTGGGTCTCCTGCACATCCTAGGCAACACAACCAACGCACTAACGGCCGCATGGCGCGAAATGCTTGATGCTGGTATGTACGCTAACTTCCCCGGCTTCCTCTATGCCGATACGGGTGCGCGTCAGAATACCAACATCTTCCGTGTGCCTCCCGGCGGTGGAGCATTGGTCAAGACAGGTGGTATGCCGATTAGCCAAGCCGTAATGCCGTTGCCGTACAAGGATGTGGGCGGTGGTCTCATGTCTCTCGTTGACAACATTGGCCAGACAGGCATGCGTATTGGTGGAACTGCGGAACAGGCCGTAGGCGAAGGCAAGCAAGACGCCCCTGTGGGAACCACGATCGCGCTCATTGACCAAGCCACCAAGGTGTTGAACTCGGTACACAAGCGTATGCATGCATCGCAAGCGGAAGAGTTTGAGTTGTTGGTACAGTGCTTCCGTGAAAACCCAGATTCATTCTGGCAGAAGAACCGCAAGCCTGCGCGTAAGTGGGATGAGCAAACGTTCTTCCGTGCATTGGATCAAGTTGATCTGGTGCCACAGGCAGACCCAAATACGGCGTCGCAGACCCAGCGGCTCATGAAGGTCATGGCGTTAAAGCAGATACAGGCGCAGAACCCGTCCTTGTATGATCCGATTGCGATTGATACGGCCGCATTACAGGCAGTTGGATGGTCTAACCCTGAACAGTTCATGATACCTGCCTCTGCCCGAGGCGCTCCGCCTCCACAAATGATGCAAGAAATGGCAAAGCTGCAAATCCAAAAACAGGAAGCGGATACGAAGGCGCAAGCCGTACAGGGCAAGATGGCGGTTGATCAGGCTCGAGTGCAGTTAGATATGGCCAAGGCTCAAATGGATGCACAGGGTGGACTAGCGGGTCCGCAAGAAAAAACCGACCATGAAAAGCAGGTTGATGGGATTGAGTTGATCCTGAAAGAAAAACTGGCAGACGCCAAGATGATGGATGTCAAGTTAAAGGCTGCAGGGTTGGCGGCTGATATGAAGCGTGATGCGTTTGATAATCAACTAAAGCGGGAAGACATGCTTGCCAAGGAGCGCATCCAGATGGTTGACCTAGCGCAAAACATAGCCGTGCATCCTGAAAGTGAAACGGTCGTGCGTAACCTTCTTGGTAATGTGATCCCTGCTATTACGAGTGTTAAACCATGAGTGACGCGCTTCGCATTGCAAAAACAGTAAAACCAGCGCAACGGCAGCAATTTAATATTATGCCGCCTACTGAAGAGCCAATGTCGGCTGGCCCTACTTCTATGCCTAAATCTGATACGTCAAACCCAAGCACAATGTCGCTTGCTACGGCGTTTGATAATGCAATCGCTCATCACACAAGTTTATCGTATGGCGACCGAGTAGCTAATTCAAAAGAAGCTATTAAGCGGTTAGCGCCTCATGTTGGAATGCGTAAAGACAATACGTTGGTTCCGCTGTTGGGTAAAAATGCCAAGCTCATGAAGTCACAAACGGGTTACGGTGACGAGGAGCCTGTAACAATTCCAGACGGTCGCGGCGTTGAAACTACAGGCTTGGCGTTGGCTCCCTCATATGAAGAAAAGAATTTTAATACTTGCCCTAATGCCGCGTCGTGCAAAGACGAGTGCCTTGGTAAAACGTCCGGCAATTACTTTAAAGTGGGCGGCGGACAGGATCTTTCTGCGTTTAAAGGGCCACGCCTCAATAGTTTGAATAAAACCATTGCTATGTTGCGTGATCCAGAAGCCTTTGCGGTTCGGTTACATGATGAAATTACGCAAGCCAAGCAAGAGGCTAGAGCCAACGGAAATCACCTTGGTGTGCGTCTTAACGTATTGTCGGATCTTAATCCTCGCATTACGCAATCCATTATTAAAGCGCATCCAGATGTGTCATTTTATGATTACACAAAGATGGCCTATAAGCCTGTCGCGCCTAACCACCATTATACATATTCATCAACTGGTTTAACCCAGCCTGATGTTGAAAATCCAAACAGCAATTGGGGCCGCATGCGCCGCATGTTGGATTCTGGCAACAATGTTGCTATGGCGTTTACAGATAAAGAACATTTGCCAGAAACATTGCACGATAAAGAAACAGGCAAACGGTATCGCGTTGTTAATGGCGATACGCATGATTTTAGACCGCTTGATGAGCAGCCTGAAGGGGTTGACGGAGTTGTTGTTGGTTTAAAAAACAAAAAAGGATTTGGTTCTGAGAGCGATGCTCATAAGGAATCTAACGGATTTTTTGTTAAATATGATCCACGGCGCATGAAAACTGAGAAGGGTACTTGGCAACGTGATGAAAGCGCGCCTGATATTACTGGCCCTTCTGGAAAAATTAAATTAAAACCAACTTTGCGTACTAATACGGAAGTGTCTGTTATGCCGCAGGGCAAACAGCAAACGCCGCTAACAAATGATAATACTCCAGAGGGGGAATTGAAATGACAATTAAAAGAACAAAATTACCAGTTGATGCGTTTTATAAGCAGTTTCATAACGAAGATCAGCCGCATTTTCACAGCATGAACCACTCAACTAAGGAATGGTGGCAAACGCATGACGACCTTCCTGAAAATGATATGGCGCAACCTGTCCATTATAAGCAGGGCGGCAAAGTGCAACAAACGCACCCTCATCATATCCCCGGCGTTCACATCGTAACGGCCGAGGCTGGCGAACCTGTGTTTACGGGGGCGTTGCATGGCTAGTATTGGTTGGTCTCCTAAAAGAATTGAACATGAAATTTCACATTCTCATTACGATGATGGGAGATCAAAAGGCTATGTTGGTCATGTAAATCCAATGGATTTTTTGCATGCCACGACGAGAGATGACGCTCATTTAAAAACAATTTTTGATGAAGCAGGCAATTTAAATTTTAAAAAATTAACCAAAGAAACACAATCTCCGTTTTTAGAATTTGAAGACGGAAAAATTTTTGGGCATGAAGGCCGCCATAGAATGGCTGCTCTTGCTAAAAACGGATATACCAAAGTTCCAGTAATGGTTAAACCTTATTGGTCTTCAGGAAAAAATCTTGCCCCAGTTGATCAAGTAAATTTTGAACCTCAATTTGAGGGAAGAAATCCTGTAACTATCAACAATCTCATTCCTTTAAATAAAAATTATAAAAATCAAATTGATGACATGATGGCCGAACATCCTGAGCATTTTCAAGACGGCGGCCCCATTACCGCCTACCACGGCACTCCACATGACTTTGAACAGTTTGACACGTCCAAGATCGGCACGGGCGAGGGCGCACAGGCATATGGGCATGGGTTGTATTTTGCCGAGCATGAGCCAACTGCACAATATTATCGCGACACATTGGCTCATAGAGGGCAAATAGATTTAGAACATGAAGCAAATAAATTAAATATGCCGATGAGCCGCGAGGCAATGATTGAAGTTCGGCGGCATGCTAGTGGAAATTATGATCCTAATGAAGCTGCTAAACATATGCATTGGTCAAGTGTTGAGGCTAGACAATACCCTCAAGAAAAATTAGCCAATTTAATTGATATTTATCGTAAAGCCAAACAAGGCAATATGTACGAGGTCGCCATCCACGCGCATCCTGATCACATGTTGGATTGGGATAAGCCGCTGAGTGAGCAGAGCGAGCATGTGCAGAATGCTATTAAAAACATTGCTTCAAATTCAGAAATTGATCCATTTGAACATTTAGCACTTGCGGCATCTATTGGAAAACACCCAAGAAGCCAAGAATATAGCCCAAAAGGAAAAGATTTATACAACGATCTTGAAGAAGTAATGGGATCAATAAATTGGCCGGATAATGCAAATTTGGACACACGAAATCAATACCGAAAATCAGCCGCAGAACGGGTTAGTCAGCATTTGTCTGATCATGGCATCCACGGCATCAAATACCTTGACGCAAACAGCCGTGGCGCATCGGGCCAACCGACCCACAACTACGTCGTCTTTGACCACAACCGTGTAAAAGTTAAACGGAAGTACGAGCAGGGCGGTCGTGTAGCGTATAAAAAGGGCGGCAAGGTAGAAGGGTCTATCTGGCATGAGGACGATATTGATACGTCCTATTTAGGTAATTTATTGCGTGGCCTTAAATCAATTCCAGAAACGGCATACAATTACTTGGCAAACACATCTTACAATCAAATGGGTTCTGACGCCTTAGATTTAGGAAAAAATGTCTATCACGACGTTACTGAGCACCCAATTGAGAATTTGCTTGGTGCATTGCCGGTTGTTGGCAGCGGCATGGCTGCATATGATGCTTATAAATTAAATGACCGCATTAAACAGGCTTATGCATCTGGGAACCATGAAGATGCCAAAAAGTTAGAACGGGCATTAGCATTGTCCTCATTGGGTGCAATACCAATCTTTGGTGAATTATCGTCAATTGGCTCTAGTGCTGCTCGTATGGCCGAAGAGGCTGCATTGCATGGTGCTGCTGAGACTGGAAGCCGTGCAATTGCCAATTCAGTTCCGCGTGATGCATACCAAGTGGCTGAAAACATTGCATCAAATAAAATTAATCAAGCACTTGATTCGGCCAAAAAACATATGTTTTTTGATGTTAGTGATGAGCGCATTACAAGCCCCAATATTGGTGGGGATAGGGGTGAAGACGTGAAATCAAATCATAAAAAAGGCGGGCGTACCTTGGGCAACAATGCCATCGACAACGCATTACGTCTTGCAACTGGTGGTGACGCTGACAGCACCAAGCCTAATGCACCGATTACATTGCAAGATTTAAAGGATTGGAAGAAAGCACACCCGTTGTCATTAAACAAAAATGCAATGGACAATGTGTTTAGCAGCCGTCAATCGGGCTTTGAAGGTGCTGAACCTGTTGCAATGCCAGCTAATCTTGATGAGTTAATGGCTTATTTACGCCGTAAGCATCATGCAGACGGTGGTAGAGCGCATTTTGATGATGGCGGTGATGTTCGCGGTGGCGATAGTGTGGGCGGTTTGCGCGGCGACACTGGCGGGTATAGTGGCAATCAAGGTGCTGCTAATG